ACGATGCACTACAGTATCTAATGCTAGGAGCAGGAGAAGGTCGTGCTTTGATGTCAAATCAGAAACCTGCACAGATTGTAACTGCTAGAAAAGACTTCGATGTATTTACCAGAAAGCCAAGAAGCTCTGCTAAAAAACCTAGCATATGGTCACTTGTGCGTTGAAATTATTTTAAATCTATGTTTTGCAAGGAAACATGATGAACCGAAAAGCAATATATAGACGCGCTGCAAGAGATGATGTTCTTTGTATCTTTGAGATGGCAAGAGACTTCCATGCTGAAAGTGAGCTAAGTAATATACCTTTTGATGATCGTGTGTTTGCTAGTTACTTAGAGGGTCAGATAGAAGATGATATGTCTTGTATATTTGTTGCTGAAGTAGATGGAGAGAACGTAGGATTTATATTTGGAAGTATATATCAGCTTTACTTTTCTACAACTTTCGCTGCTAATAGCGACATATGGTATGTTCGTCCTGAGTATCGTGGTGGTTTGATTGGCGTTCTTTTGCTTAGAAACTTTGAGAAATGGGCAATGAATAAAGGGGCTAGGTTCTTAGTTAATGGTAGTTCATCAGGTATATCCTTAGAAAGAACACATAAACTAATAGAAAGACTTGGGTATGAATCTGTAGGTTCTGAATACAGGAGAGATCTAAATGGGTAGTTGTTTTAAAAAGAAAAAACCTAATACAACAAAAACAGTAAAAAACAAAAGAAGTGGTTCTGTTACTGCTAAATCTTCTGGGTATTTTCCAGAGCTTACAACTTCAGCAGGACCAGAGTCAGACAAGCGAACAGGCAAAGAAAAGTTTGACGCTAATCCTGCAAGAGCAGCTTCTGTAGCAAGAAAGAAAAAGAAACAAAAGAAAGCTAAACAAGCTGCGCTTAGAGAAGCAACTACTACACCCACTACTACTACTACTACAACAACACCAACGACTACTACTACAACAACACCAACGACTACTACTACACTTGCTCCTGCAAATGATACAGTTACTACATCGGGTGGAACTATTGGCGGTACATCTGTAACAGCAGAAAGTATTTATACACGCGATCCAGAAGAAGCTATATCAGATCAAGAAAGATTGGCAGCAGAAGAATTAAGACGACAAAGAATAAAACGAGCTAGAACAAAACAGTCTTTGCTTAGAAAAAGATTAGAAAGAACTCAAGAGGTAGGCTCTGGGCGTAGAGTTTTATCTGGATCTGAAAGAGATCTTAATGTTCAGACAAGACAATCGGGAAGTGGCAAACGTGGTGGTGCAGGTAGAAGATCTTTAATTACTGGTTCTACTGGTGGAATCGGATACTATAGTAGGTTCTTATGATAGAAAATTCAAAAAAGTATTTAGATAGATATGAGAAAGCTAAAGCACATAGGCAAAACTTTGTTGATCTTTTTGAAGAATGTTATGAGTATGCTTTACCGCAGCGTGAATCTTTTTATTACGAAACAGCAGGTCAACGTAGAGATGATAAGATCTTTGATGAGACAGCGGTGGTTGGCGTTCAAGAGTTTGCTTCGAGGCTTCAATCGGGATTAGTCCCGAACTTTGCACGTTGGGCAGACTTTACAGCAGGATCAGAAGTTCCAGAATCTGAAAGAGATTTTATCGAAAATGATCTTGATGAAGTAACAGAATATGTATTTGAGATACTACAGAACTCTAACTTTTCTCAAGAAGTACATGAAGCCTTTATGGATCTAGCAGTAGGTACTGGTGTGCTTTGCGTAGATGAAGGCGATGCAATTAATCCTATAGTGTTCTCAGCAATACCATTGCCCCACGTTGTTTTAGATACTGGTCCTGATGATAAGATAGATCATGTGTTTAGAGAAAGAAAAAACATTAGAAACTCTGATCTTCCTATACTTTATGAAGATGCAAAGTTTGACATGAAGATACAGAACAGAATTGAAAGAGACCCAGAAGGTAAGTGTAATACTCTTGAGATAGTATGCAAAGATTATACAAAACGTAATGAAGAAGCTTACTTATATTATGTAATAGATATGTCTACAAAAGAAGCGATAGTAGAAAGAAAGTTTTCTGGTGTTGGTTCTAATCCATATGTTTGCTTTAGATGGTCTAAATGTGCAGGAGAAGTGTATGGTCGAGGGCCATTAATCAATGCTTTGTCTGCTATTAAAACCACAAACTTAACTATTCAACTTATCTTGGAGAATGCTCAGATGGCTATATCTGGCATTTATCAGATGGACGATGACGGTATTATTAACCCAGATACTATTAATTTAGTTCCAGGCACTATAATACCGAAGTCTCCACAGTCTAGCGGATTACAACCTATACAAGCAGCAGGAAGATTTGATGTCGCGGATATAGTTTTAGGCGATATGCGACTAAATATAAAACGTGCATTATACAATGATATGTTAGGAAATCCAGATAGAACTCCTGCATCTGCTACAGAAGTAGCTGAACGTATGGCAGATTTGTCACGCAGGATAGGATCAGCATTTGGTAGACTGCAAGCTGAGTTAGTACAGCCTGTATTGAAGAGAGTAATCTATATTCTTAAGAAGCAAGGACGTATAGAAATGCCTACAGTTAATGGTCGAGAGGTTAAGATACGTTCAGTTTCTCCATTAGCTCAAGCTCAATCTAATCAAGACATAACTTCAGTATCTAGGTTTCTTGAACTGGTTAATGCTTACTTTGGATCTGAGACTACGAATATATTAATTGACACTGAAGAGACAGCTATTCACCTTGCTAAGAAATTTGGTGTACCTGACACCTTGATTCGTGACGCAGAAGAGCGTAAAGAGATAGTTGCAATGATGCAGCAGATGCAGCAGATGCAACAACAACAACAGGCAGCAGGTCCAAAGATTGCGGAAGAAACGTCATATTTGTCTAGACGGAATAGCAAGAAATAAATCAGAAGAAGATAGGATTAGTCTTAACTTTGGGTCTTTATTTTCTCAACCTACTGGTAAAGAAATTATTAAATACTTGCGTAGTGTAACTATAGAAATGGTTAGCGGTCCTAATATTTCTACAGATGAGTTAAGGCATTTGGAAGGTCAGCGTTATCTTGTTGGCTTAATAGAGCGTCATATTCAGAGATCACATAAGGTAAAAAACAATGAGTGAAGAAGTTCAAGAAACAGAAGTAGCAACAGAATCACAACCTCAAGAAGAAAAAGATTTTTTAGTTGCAGAGGATTTGGAAACCAAGACAGAGGAACGTCCTGAGTGGTTGCCAGAAAAATATAAAACAGGCGAAGACTTAGCAAAGGCTTATAAAGAATTAGAGTCCAAGCTTGGAACTAAAGATGTTGATATTAGAAATGAGCTTTTAAAAGAAATAGAAGAAGAAAGCTTTAAGGGTAGACCAAGTTCTGCTGACGAGTATCAGTTACCAGACTTTGTAGATACAGATAATATTGATACGAATGATGATACATTAAGATGGTGGGCTGACCACGCATTTTCTAATGGTCTTGATCAAGAAGAATTTGCTGAAGGATTAGAAAAGGTAATGCAAGCTCAAGATGCTTACCTTCCAGATTCAGAAGAAGAAGTTAAAAAACTTGGTGATAATGCTAATGTAAGGCTAGAAGCTGTTGATTTATTTGCTAGGCAATTTTTCCCAGAAGAGTATATAGAGTCTATAGAAGATCTGGCTGCTACTGCTGATGGGGTTAAGACATTGGAATTTATTATGGCTAAACTTCAGTCTCCTGCAATTGGATCTGATGGTGCGCCAGTAGGTAGAATTACAGAACAATCTCTCAAAGATCTTATGGCTGATGAAAGATATTGGCATCCTGCACGTAGAAACCCAGACTTTATAAGGCAAGTTGATGAGGGTTTTGAGAAGCTTCATGGTTAATAAATTTAATTTGTGCGTTGCATTTTGAATAAAACTATTGTTTGAATGGGTTATTACGACCCATATCGCATTGATTGGCCCTTATTGGATACCCGAATTGATATGTAAGAGTGGATACTCGTAGCAATCGGAAACTCAATTTAGGACTGTAAAATGGCTAATACAATAACTAACGCCTTTATAAAGCAGTTTGAAACTGAAGTTCACATGGCGTATCAGCGTATGGGTTCCAAGCTACGGAATACTATTCGTTCTACAAATGTGTCAGGTTCAACTGCACGATTCCAGAAAATAGGCACTGGATCAGCAACAACTAAATCTCGTAACGGTAATGTAACTCCAATGGAACTTGCACATACCAATGTTGAAGTATCAATGAGCGACTTCTATGCTGCTGAATACATCGACAAACTTGATGAGTTGAAAACAAACATCAATGAACGTCAGGCTGTAACACAATCTTCTGCTGCTGCATTAGGTCGTAAGACTGATGAAATCATTGTTGCTGCAATGGATGCAGGAGCTAACTCTACTCAGATACATGACACTGGTTCTGCTTTAGGTAAGGCAGATCTATTAACAGTATTTGAAACTTTTGGTGCTGCTGATATTCCCGAAGATGGACAGCGTTACTTAGTAATGTCTCCAAAAGGATTTGCAGATCTTTACAACATAAATGAATTTGCTTCATCTGATTTTGTTGGTGATCAAAACCTACCATTCGCAGGTGGCATTACAATGAAAGAGTTCTTAGGCTTTAAGATCTTTTCTACGAATGCTGTCTCAGGTGGTAAGAACTTTGCTTATCATACAACTGCAATTGGCATTGGTGTTAATTCAGATGTTTCAACTGAAATCAATTATGTTGCTGAAAAGGTCGCGCACCTTTCAACATCAATGATGTCAATGGGCGCAGTAGCTATCGATGATAACGGTATCTACGAAGTCCTAGACAATAACTAAGGAGGAGATCTAAAATGGCTTATAGTGCAAGTGGTCTTGCTCGTATCGGTGGCGATTCAAATGGTAGTTTGTGGATGTACACATCTGCGGATGCGATTGCTACTGTAAACACATCAGGTTACTTTAACAGTGCAGCTAATATGGTTGCTGTTCGTGACTTGATTATTGTTTGCGATACAAACGTTCCAACAACTAACTTCTGTACTGTTCTTTCTAATACTGGAACAGTTGTAGATGTGTCTGATGGTACTGCTGTTGCGGAAACCGATGGTGACTAATGAGTGGGGGCATTAGCCCCCCTCTTTTTATAGGGGTTTAAAATGGCATTAAGTACACCTGCTAATAGCGCAATTGATATTTGCAGTCGGGCGCTTATCCTTGTTGGTGCAGAGCCTATTACTTCTTTTGAGGATGATACAACAGAAGCCCTAATTGCAGGGAATATGTATGAAGATATTGCAAGAACTAATCTTACTTCTACACGTTGGAGGTTTGCTGCAAATCAGGCTGTCTTAAATAGATTAACAGATATTCCTACTGGTAGATTTGATGCTGCATATCAACTTCCAGATTATCTTTTTGTTCATGCTGTAACAGTAAGAGATCATCCAATAGAATATAATATATATGGTAATAAAGTTTTTTGTGATGCGAGTCCAAATGATGAGTTAGTTATAGACTTTACATATAGAGCTAATGAAGTTGATTGGCCTTCTTACTTTTCTGTTTGTGTTGAGTACGCAATGGCAACTGTATTTTCTACTGCTTTAATAAGAGACACTGCATTATCATCTTTAATGTCTGGTCAGTATGATTTTTTAATAGCAAAAGCTAGATCAACTGATTCTCAACAACAGACAACTAGGAAAGTTACAACATCGAGGTTTATTACGAATAGGCGCAGCTAATGCAAAAAGCACGAATACCAATTACAAATTTCCAGTATGGTGAAATAAGTCCGTCTTTGGTTTCAAGAACGGATTCTGCTATTTATAACTCTTCAGCGCAAAGCGTTAAGAACTTTTTTATAAGAACAGAAGGTGGTGTAGCTAAACGTGGTGGGTTTCAAGCCCTGCATGACTTTACTGGTATTACAGAAAACACTGCTATACGTCAGCAAGTAAGGCTTATACCTTTTATATTCTCAGATGATGAGCAATATGTAATAGCATTTTCTCATCAGAAGTGTGAAATCTTTTTTATAAATCCAGTAACAGGTGCATTGAGTTTAGCAACAACATTAACTCAAGATATAGATAGTGCAGCACTTCAATGGGATCAGGCTTACCTACATGAAATGACATATGCCCAAGGTGGCGATATTCTTTTTCTCAGCCACAATACTTTTATGTGTCAACAGATAGTAAGAACTGGACTTAATAGTTTTCAAGTAGAGCAGTTTAATTTTGTTTTACAGGCAGGAGGAGCTAAGATCTTTCAGCCTTACTATCACTTTCACCCAACAGGAATAACTCTTGATCCGTCTGCAAGTACTGGTAACTCTATTACTGTAACAACTAGTGCTGCATACTTTGATACTACAGGTAAACATGTTGGAATAACATTGTTATATCATGGTGCAGAGATATTTATAACTTCTGTTCAATCTAGTACACAAGCAACTGGTAGAGTTGTTGATGAGCTG